TAGAGGGTACTGGTGAAGTGTACGAGATAGAATACATCGTCGGTCGAGGTCATAATGCCTAACCAAACCATTGCTAGCGTGCCACCTAACGTAGAAGAACCGATTGTGCTAAAGCGGTTCTTGCTACGCTTAATTGAAGAGCTTGATATAGTCCTTGGCTACCGAGGCGATAGCTCTTACGTTAGCCAATCCCAGCTAGTTAACACTACAGACCCGCTAAACACAACTCTTGCATCAGTGTCTGATCGCGTGACCGTCAATGCTGCTGACATAACTAGTATTGAAGAGCAGAACCAAACTATAGCGGATGCTATAGAAAGTAATTCTGCTTCAATTGAAGCAGTCAATCAGTTACTTAGTTCTACTGTACTTAGCTCAACATACCATGACTTCAACGACATAGCTTACAGTACGCTAGAGGGTAATTCAGAGTTCAGCACTCTAGGCTCTCACATAACTAATGCTCCTTACACTCCTGTTGGTATTGAAACTTATTACAACTTTATAAACTCAGTTATCACAGCTAATGGTGGTGTAGTGCAGACTTTAAGAGCCTACAGTACAACAACCTTAACACCAACTACTTACTTTAGAATTGGTGACACTTGGGCAGACGTGGGTACCTTAGGATGGATTTAGCACTAAGAAGTCGTATAGACGACCTAGAAGAAGCTATGTTGATTAGTGACTACGCTATACCTGCTTCTGCAGTTGACGTTAGGCATTATCTAACAGACTCAGGCATGTACGCTAGAGAGATGATAATGCCTAAAGGTATGACTGTTACTGGTAAAGCTAAGAAAGTTAGCTACATAACCGTGTTAACAGCAGGCTTTGTAACTGAAGTAACGCCTACTAGCAAAACTAATTACCGCGCACCTTGTGTTATAGTGTCAGAGCCTAATATTAAGCGTGCTATACACGCGCATGAATTATCAGTACTGATGACAGTACACCACACAGATAAATATAGCTTAGCAGACATTGAAGACGATATATTAGTGCCGCTAAGTGATAGGCAATTAGATTTGGAGGAGTTATGGCGTTCATAGCAGCAGCAGTAATAGGTGGCGTTGCCGCAGTAGGCGGTGGCTATATGGCAAGTCGATCAGCTAGTAAAGACCGTAAAGCGGCGAGTAAAGCAGACGCCGCATCTTTAGCTTTTGAGCAACAGAAGTATGATGACTTCAGAGAGACCTACGGCTCGATAGAAGAAAACTTGTCTGAGTACTACAGCTCATTAACACCAGACTACTACGAAGCTCGAGGCTTGGAAGCATTCCAGAAAGAGCAGCAGTTTGCACTAGAGAATGTCCGTGCCAACTTAGCTCAGCGTGGTATTGAAGATAGTGGTATAGCAGCAGCCACTGAGGTAGCATTCGCGCAAGAAGGCGCTACTCAACGAGCCAACATTAGAGCTACAGCTCCGTCTATGGCAGCTGAAGAGAAGCGAGGCTTCTTACAGGTAGGTCTTGGGCAGAACCCTGGTGCGTCTTATAGTAGCGCACTAGCTAACTCTGCTACGAATAAGGCTAATCGAGCTAGTCAGTCTAGCCAGTACGCTGGTGGGGCCATTACTAATGCCGTTACGACTATTGGCACTGGCTTATCAGATTATATAAACTCTAGACCAGCGACACCGCCTGACCCAAGCTTAGTTGGCGGTGGTTCTACTGGTCTAGGCAGATATCAGGTACCTTAATATGGCAGATGCAGCAGCATGGGCTGGAGCCTCGCAAGGCTTAGCTAACGTTAGTAAGTACAACCAGGATAGACCTGAGCGTGAAGCTAGGGTAGCTGAAGCAAAGACGCGTCAAGCGACTTCTGAGTTTCAGTTGCAAGAGGCTAAGCAGAATGCGCCTTTAAATAGACAGCGCTCTGAACTAGAATTAGAGAAAGTTCAGAACGAGCTTAAGTCAGAAAGAAGTAGTCGCTTGCAATCAGAAACTTACAAAGCTTTTGACTCGTATGAAGGTGACACTGACGTTCGGCATTTAAACAACTTCTTAAGCAAAGCTAAGCAAAACCCTGCTGGTGGTATGTGGCAGCACTGGACTAGATTTGACGCGTTAACAAGAACTAAAGAAACAGAAGCTATGCTAGCGCAGTCTGGCATTACAGATGTTAACGGCTACTTCAATGACCCTGAGCTAAGTAAAAGCAAAGTGTTAGCTACGGACGGTGCTGGAAAGCAGTCGTTAATGGACTTGAACAAGCTGTACCAGGCTACTGGCTACCTTAGATACGCAGACTCTAGAACTGTCGCTGCTCAGATGGAAAGAGCCAAGTTAGATGAGATGCTTAGAGGACAGCAGTCAGCTGATTCTGCTATGATTGAAGCTATTATGAAAGAGAATCCTGAAATGGGTGCTCTTGAAGCAACTAAAAAGTTCTACGAAGCTAAGAACAGCGGCAAGGTTACTGGTTCAGCACTTGAACGCGTAGCGCAGACGCTAATGGAAACAGCTGCAGCTAATGGCGAGACTCTTAGCTATGAGGATGCGATTAAGCAAGCGGCTAGGACTAACGCAGCCCCTAGTGCTGCAGAGAAAGACATTGTTGTCACTGAAGAAGTTAGACAGAAAGTCCATGAGGCTGCTGGCGGCGACTTCTACTCTGCTAATCTTAATGACCCTGGCGTCAGAGCTAAGGTTGGCGAGCGTATTATTGACTTAGAGAAGGCTACAGGTAAGAGCTTAGCTAATGAGACTAAGCGGGTAGCTAGAAACTTAAGAAGCATGATTGCACTTGGTGGTATTGCAGGCTCTGAGTTAAGCGAGGAAGAGACTGGCTTAGTAGACAGTATGTTACACGGCTTCCGTAAGTACTTCTCAGATAACGTTGAGGGTGTTGAAGGAACAGCCGCTTATAGCGCTATGCGTAACGTCACTCGTAACGCTTTGATGGGTGCTACGTTAACGCCTAAAGAGCTTAAAGAGTTTGACAAAGCAGCAGGTACTTTAGGTCAGCAGTTAGGCCCAGTACTACAGCAGCTAAGAACCCAGCTTAATGACATCAAAGGTCAGGTTAAGTCAGTTATGGACTTTGAAGACCCTATGATGGCGAAGTATTACTTAGGTATGACCTATGACGAGGCTGACGCAGTTGTCGAACAGCTAGACAATCGGCTAGAAATGTTTAGTAAATACGACAAGCAAACAGGCGAGGCTAAGCCTGAGCTAGACACTAAGATGTCTCCCGTGCCTAAGCCTAAAGTGCCTGCAGTTAACCGTTGGAAGGAGTTAACAAGTGGAAGCTAATCTAGAAGACTTACGCGACTCCTTTAAAGTAGGCTACGAAGCTTTTGAGCAGTCTAGAAATGAAGCTAACAATATGTGGGACTTATACCACAATCGTCAGTACACGCCAGAGCAGTTGTCTGTCTTAGCTAACCGTGGTCAACCTGCTGAGACATTCAACGTCATAAAGCTGTTCGCCAGGATGCTTGTAGGCTATTACTCTACTATAGTTAATACGGTTGTAGCTGCGCCTATTAATCCTAGAGACATAGATAACGCTACGCTACTGAACGACACCATTAACTATGTGTTTGAGGATAACAGAGCTGACTTGTTAGGTGATCAAATAAAGCTTGCTGGCCTGATCTCTGGTGTGTTAGTTTGTGAAACTACAGTACAAGACACTGGTGCTAAAGATGTGTTTGGGCGTCCTATAACTCGTGTTAACCATGACTCTGTGCCAGACTCGCAGTTAGTATTTGACCCGTCGTCTAAGAAAGATGACTACTCAGATGCGTCGTTCTTACACCGATTCAAGTGGGTTACTGAAGACACTATTATCAAGACTTATGGTAGAGCTAAGCTTAAAGAGCTAGACGCTTACTATAACTTCTTGAACATCGATGAAGCTGACTTTACATTCAATTATGGCATAGAGTACACTGGCATTTACAGAGTGTTTAACAACTACTTAGTAGTGCATACTGTATTAGAAGATGTTGACGGTAGACGCTGGTCATGCCACTGGTCTGATGGTGTCATGCTTAAGAAAGAAGAGATTACTAAGCGCGATACTAGATGGCCATACCGTGTACAGTTTCTTCATAGCTCTGATGCTAATGAGTACTATGGCATATTCAGAGAAGTAGGCGAGTCTCAGAAAGCTATCAACCAGGCGTTGATAAAGCTTCAGCTAATGATAAACTCTGAGAAAGCTTTTGTTGAGAAGGGCGCTGTAGATGACATTGACGACTTTGCAACTAACTTTAATAGAGTTAATGCTGTTATAGAAGTTAATGAGCTTAGAGGTATCAAGATAGAGAACTTGTCTAGAGAAGTCTTAGATCAGTACACTATCATAGACAAAGCGCTAGACCGTATTCAGCGTGTGCTAGGTATCAATGACAGCTTCTTAGGTATGGCGTACGCGTCAGACTCTGGACGTAAGGTTAAGCTACAGCAAAGCGCTACTATTATGTCTCTTAGGTATATCACGTCTAGAGTCGAGTCATTCTATCGCTCTTTAGGCGAAGATACAGCTAAGTTAATCAGACAGTTCTATACTGCTAACCAGATTCTATCTGTGTCCGATGAAGTCGTTGGAGCTCGCTGGATTGAGCTTAATAAGCCCATGACCGAGTTCAGCGGAAAGTTTGATGCATCAGGTCAGCCTATAATGTCGCCTATCCTATTGCCTGAGATTGACCCTGACACTGATGAAGTCATGGAAGATGAGAATGGCAACATTATTATGTCGCCTGTCAATGAGCTTGAGACTGAGTTCAGAGGCATGGAGTTCAAGATTAAGATTGACGCCTCAGCTTATAACGATGAAGATGAGAAGGCTCAGTTGATGCTAGAATCGGTCATGTCTGGTCAGATAGGTCAGATGATGTCACAAGTAAACCCTGCGGGCTTCTTTAAGATGTCTGCGTTAGCAATGAAGTCTATGAAGACTAAGTATAGTCCTGATATTGTTCAGGTGTTAGAACAGACGGCACAAATGCTAGGAGGTGATCCAGAAGCAAATGCGCAGGCCTCTGAGATGGCGCAGGGTTCCCAACAAAGTGCTAACCCAATGAGCAAAGCTCTGAAGTTACCACAAAACACGAATGAAGGAGTAGGCTAGTGGCAATTGGTTCTATTATAGCTAAGGGCATCAAGAACTTACCTGAAGAGTTTGTAACTAAAGCAGACTCACTTCCTAACGTGTTGAAGAAGATGGGTGCTAAGCAGGAAGAGCTTGACTTCTCAAAAATAGACTTACCTAA